ATGTTGCAAATAATGATGATGATTTCGCTACAGCAGGAAATCAGCGAAAAGCCCGTAGTCAACAGCGAGTAAGTTAATATGTCGTCAATGTCCCCGATCTGGACAACAGCCTGCCCAGATTGGGAGAGAAAGATTCTTGCAAAAGAGTCTTTAATTGCATGCAAGCCGTTGTTCCCAGAGGAAGCAGAACTTGCACTTAATGTATTTAAAAAGTTAACTCTAGTTGATGTAGCTGGAAAACCAAAAATAGCTGATGTTACAGGTCAATGGGTATTTGATTTTGTTGGCGCAATTTTTGGTGCTTATGATTATGAAAATAATGAGCGTTTAATTAATGAATTTTTCTTATTAATTTCTAAGAAGAATACAAAATCAACAATTGCAGCAGGCATTATGCTAACTGCAATTATTCTAAATGATCGATTTTCGGCTGAATTTATTATCATCGCACCAACAAAAGAAGTTGCCGATAATTCATTTAAGCCAATTCGAGATATGATTCTTGAAGACCCTAAGCTCAAGGCATTATTTAGTGTTTCGGAGCATACACGCACAGTAAAGCATAGAAAAACTAAAGCAACTTTGGCGGTTGTTGCTTCGGATACTGGTTCAGTAGGTGGCAAAAAGGGCGCTTTTATTTTAGTCGATGAGCTTTGGATTTTTGGGAAAAGAGCAAATGCCGAGGCTATGCTTGAAGAGGCTACAGGTGGTATGGCTTCGTTTCCTGAAGGTTTTTTGATCTGGCTTTCGACACAGTCTGATGAACCGCCAGCGGGTATTTTTAAGAAAAAATTAGATTATTTTCGTAAAGTTCGTGATGGTGAAATTGATAACCCAAGTTGTTTACCTGTGATTTATGAATTTCCTCAAAGCATGATTGATGATGAATCTTACTTAAACCCAGATAATTTTTATATTACAAATCCAAATTTAGGTCGATCTACCCACATTAAATTTTTGTTGAATAAATTTGAACAGAAAAAAGAACAGGGACCTGAGTCAGTTCAAATCTTTTTAGCAAAATATCTGAATATTGAAATCGGCATGAATAAGCGTGCTGATCGCTGGGCAGGTGCTGATTTTTGGATGACTTGTGCTTACAAGGATAGATTGGCAATTGAGTTAATTTTGGATTTAAGCGATGTAATTACTGTTGGTCTGGATGGTGGTGGTTTAGATGATTTATTTGGAATGGCTGTAATTGGTCGTGATAAGGAAAAACGAGGTCGTTGGTATTTATGGAATCGTGCGTGGGCACATGAAATAGTGCTTGAACGTAGAAAAGATATAGCACCAGCTTTGTTGGATTTTAGAGATAAGGGTGATTTAGTTATCGTTCAAAGTTTGGGGCAGGCAGTTTCCCAAGCTGCACAATTTATTAAGCGTATAGAGGCAAGTGGAAAACTTCCTGAAAAAAATGCAATAGGTATGGATAAATTGGGGATGCCCTCAATGCAAGATGGATTGATTGCTGATGGAGTGCCATTTGAAAAAATGATTGCTGTTCCGCAAGGTTATTTACTTTCAGGTTATGCACAAACATTAGAGTGGAAATTAGCAGAGGGTGATTTACTTCACGCTGGGCAACCAATGATGAATTGGTGTGTTGTAAATGATAAGGGTGTTATGAAAGGAAATGCTTTGATGATCACAAAGCAAGAATCTGGACGTGGGAAAATTGATCCATTGATAGCCACAATGAATGCTGGTGCACTGATGTCATTAAACCCAGAACCACCAAATCAAAGTTATGGAGTATTTTTTCTATGACACGAAATGAAAAAATAAAGTTGGAGATGGTTAATCTTCAAAATGAAATATCCCATTTGGGGGCCTGTACAACATCAGGCAAATCAGAACAAGAGATCGCTCACATTGATGAGCGATTTTTTTTGGCTTGTGAAAAGTTGGAGTCACTAAAAGCAGGCTTACAGCGTAGTAAAAATTAGGAGAAAAACAATGAAGCTTGCTTATAGCTTACTTGAAGTCAAGTCGGTGAATGATGACGAGTGGAAGCTTGAGGGTATTGCAACCACACCAACACCTGACCGTGTTGATGATGTTGTTGAGCCTAAAGGCGCACAATTTACCTTACCTGTGCCGTTCTTGTGGCAACACGATAAACGACAGCCAATTGGGAATGTTACAGAGGCTCAAGTGACTGATGATGGAATCAAGGTTGTTATTCAACTTGTAAAGCCTGATGAGGTGGAGTCTGAAGAATTAAAGAAACGGCTACAAGAAGCTTGGGACAGTATTAAAACGGGTCTTGTGCGTGGTTTATCAATTGGGTTTCGAGGTCTTGAAGTTGCCGACATTCAAGGAACCTGGGGTTACAAGTTTATCAAATGGGATTGGTATGAATTATCAGCTGTTACGATTCCTGCGAATCAAGAAGCGACAATCACAGGCATTAAGACACTCTGCCAAAGCAATCAACAAAATCAACCGACACAGCAACAACAAGAAAAAACGTTGCCATGTGTAGAACCTAAATCTGTTCAGCCTGAGTCAAAACATATTGTTGTGAAGTTGGCTGAAAATTCAAACAAAACTGGAGTGAAACTCGTATGAAATTAGCTGAACAAATTGCTAAATTAAAAGCCAACATTAAATCACATCAAGATCAAATTGTTGTGAAATCTGGTGATTCAATTTCTAAGGGTGTGACACCTGATGAAACTGTTGAAGCAGAAATTAAACAGCTTCAAGATGAAATAGATGTAATGCAAAAAAATCTTGAGCGTTTAGAAAATATTGAAAAGGCGCAAATGCTTAATTTAACGCCAGTAGCTGGCCAAACTTCAGAGCAGGGAGTTAAGACTACTCAAGGTATTGTTACTACTGAGCCTGTATTGGCAAAAGGCATGGGCGTAGCATTACTAGTACGTGCAAAGCTTGCTTCTCAACAATTGATGAAAAATCATAGTGAGTTTATCAGTGCCAGTGATTTACTCAAAAGTTGGAATGTTCCGCAACATATTATTGATGTAGCTAAGGCTGTTCCAGGTACTACAACTTCACCAGATTATCAATCCTTGGTTACCTTGCAAAATTTAACTTCTGAATTTGTTGATATTTTGCGACCACAAACGATTATTGGAAAAATGAAAGGATTCCGTAATGTACCTTTTAATATTTCAATCCCTACAAAAACCCAAGGGAGTATCGTGAATTGGGTTGGGGAGACTAAGAAAAAGCCAGTAACGGGTTTGAAATTTGGACAGGTTAAACTTGGCTTTGCAAAAATCGCTGGAATTATTCCATTTTCTGATGAATTAGGGCGGTTTTCAGATCCAAGTATTGATCAGATGGTATTTAATGATCTAAGTGATTCAATTATTGAATTCATGGATGGCCAGTTTATTGATCCTGCAAAAGCAGAATCTGCTGAAAGCCCTGCGTCAATTTTGAAAGATGCACCAAAAATTGTTGCTTCTGGCATTACTGCTGATGCAATTCGTTCAGATTTACGCAAATTGCGTGGCGAATTGATTAAGAAAAATGTCTCATTAACTGGCTGCTACTATGTCATGAGTGAAACTATGGCAAGTTTTATGTCTGATTTAATCGATGCGTTAGGTAATCCAATTTATCGTGGAATGGATGCGCCAACAGGCGAGAAAACCTTGAAAGGTCTGCCAGTAGTTGAGTCTGAAAAAGCAGGTAAACTGATTGCATTAGTTAAGCCTTCTGAGATTTTACTTGCAGATGATGGTGGTGTTGATCTCGCAATTTCGACAGAAGCAACTTTAGAGTACAACGATGGTACAGATGACATTCGATTAGGTCTCTTCCAGCAAAATATGGTTGCAGTGCGAGCTGAGCGCTATGTGAACTGGAAGCAACGTAATTTAGCATCAGCATATATTGACTATACGACTCAGACCATTGAGTAGTAAAAGGTGCAAAGCAGTCTTTCGAGACTGCTTTTTTTATTTCTCGATAAATAGGTGATGTTGTGGAAATCAAATATTTAAAAGATGCCTCACTTGGGAAAAAAGGTGAAGTTGCAACAGTTCAGGAACATGAAGCCAAAATTTTGATCGCTCTGGGTATCGCAAAATTGCAAAAAAAGAGTGATCCGAAATTATTGTTAAATCTGAATGGGACGCCAGTTGTGGATGATTTTGGTGGACTTGTTTCTGAAAAAGGTTTGTCGAAGTCGAAATAGGTGAAAATATGAGTTGGTTTGGTGATTTATTTCGAAAAAAAACGCTAGCTAATGCGATTCAAAGTGGTTGGACCTATGTAAGTGAGCCATTTACGGGCGCTTGGCAAAGAAATATTGAGCTAAAACGTGAAGACTTACTTTTATTTCATGCTGTTTTTGCATGTATTTCTACAATCTCACAAGACATTGGTAAGTTACCATTATATTT